TGTCAGGTGCATTGAAGTTTGCTGTAGGAGTGCTCTTTGCTGCCCAGTCAGGAGCAAAGTTTCCACGAGAACTATCTTCATTATCAGTCTCCTCATCATAACGACGGGGAGCAGGTTTAGCACCAAGCACCATCTTCAGACGCTTCTCCAGGTCCTCGTAGGACTTGAATTGATCTGTTGCGACAAGTGCTGCAAGAGCGTATTGCTTTTGCCACAGGGCTTCAAGAGCGTCGTCATCATCCAGGAGTGGTGAAGGACGATCAAATTCTGATGAGTCATAGTTCCAATAACCAGCAACTTTTTTCAGTTTCAATTTGAAGTTAGCACCCTGCCAGAAGTCAAAGGGATTGATTGGAGTCTCATCCTCAAACTCAGGTTGCATTGCTTCCATGACCTTATCAAAGATCTTCTTACCAAACTTATACAAGAAGACACCACCCTCATTCTGAGGATTTGCTTTGTCTTGTACAACATAGATGTTGGCATAGTAAGAGAGTTTGCGTTTCTGCTTACGGACAGTATCTTTATCTGCTTCGTTACCACTGTTCCACAGTTCACGATTGTATTCTGATACAGGGTCTTTACCACCCGTTGTAGTCAGAGAGTTTTCAATATACCAACCACCAGGACCTTGGAAGGCATGGGAGTACATCTTTGCCCAGGGAAGTTCTTCTCCATCTGGTGCAGGCAAGAAACGGATTACGGCATAACCATTGCCGGTCTTATCCATTTCGGGTTTCCATAGACGCTCATCTGCGCCGCCGGAAGTATTGTTCATCTTCTCAACTTCTTTCACCAGTTTAGAGGTGAGAGAACCCAGAGAAGATTGCTTCTTAAGATCTGAAAATGACATTCGGATTACCTTAGATTAATTAGATTTGGCTTGTGTGTACCTTGTTATTCTACTAGTCTACGTCACCATTGTCAATCTGCCGTTTCATTATGTCCAGCATCTTTGACATGTTGTTGAAGACCGTATTCAAATCACCTCCCTCAGGGAGACCCATCATCGTTGCTGACTCGATGATTTTATCTTTCATTTGTTTTGCTTCAGGATCGTCTGATAAACTCAGTCGAGCAAAAAGAACTTTTTGTTTTTCAAGAAGTTTTTCCATCATTGCAACATGAAATGATTTCTCCTCAGTACTCATTGAGGGAAATGTGAAGACGTTACGATAAACATCTTCTTGTAGTTCACTAATTTCTGTCATCTCAGCACGGACAACATCAGAATCGAAAAAACTCATTTTACTTTAAAACAATTTCCTTTAAAACTTTTTTATAACGTGATACCTCAATATTTAGAAACGGAGAATACTTTTTCATTCTCATACTGACGGTTTCCCACACTGGGTCTTGTAGTTTCTTGTCCCAGTCTTTTCTGAATCCAAGAATCCTATCAAGAATCACCAATGTTTCTATTGAAATATTATCTTTTAGATACTCTTTAAGAATTTGTGGATGTGTAGAACCATCCATGGAGAACATAGAATCAAAATTACTATCAACAAAAATAGATCCTGTTTCTTCTCTAAACAGATAAGTTAATGACTGGGTTCGTTTTTTCCATTCAGTATATCTACCTTCACCTTCACGGATCATCTCTCCTATCCAAAGCTTACTTGGATCAGTGCAGGTAATAAAGTTAGATACAAAGAAGTCAATCATTTCCTGATCTGTCTTCTTCCTTGATACTTTCTCAAACCAGAATCTATCTTTTCTTTTATAAAAAGATTGTACGGTTGCACGACTCTTACCACAATACTTATGGTAATCATACTTTTCTTTTGTGAAGTGATTCTTCAGAGAAAGGTATTGTTTGTAGGCGTCAAAAGGCATCATGAAAAAAGTAATAGGGTCAAATTTTTGCCGGAATTTTTTTCGGACAAAAATAGAATCAAATAGGCAATTTTGCTCTGGAACTTCTCTTCAAGAAGTTAAGTTCTAATGCTTCACACTTTAATTTTTCTTTGAGTGGTTTAGATATCAGTTTCGAAACTGACTCCACATCAATACTATTTTTATCACAGAAGTGAACAACAGCATCAATATAACTCATTCCGTCGCCGGTATGTACAAGAGATTCAATCTCTTGAGCGAATCGAGAGGGGCAGAAGAATTTACTTTCTAGTGCTTTTTCTAGTTCATTCTCCATTCTCTGTCCTAAGATTGTGAGATACAAATTCTTTAATATAACGAACCAATAACTTAATATAATCCCCTTTGTTCCTTTTGTCAAATACTTTAACCTCACCACCTGGTGTAACCATAATAGTGATAAGTTTTTTGACGGGGATACCAGTCAGTTCGTAATATGCAGCAGCATAAAAAGTTTCTTGAACGAAATAGTTTTCCAACCATTTCTCAGGTTTAATTTTTTCAGAAGTCTTAAAGTCAATGACTGCAAGTTCTCCTTCGTATTCTGCAATACAATCAACTCTACCAGCTAATCCAAGATACTCAGAGTACAGAGTCCTTTCGATAGCGTGTATGTTATTTATCTTGTCCAGATATGGTTTGGCATGATGAAACATAAACTGTGTAAGAGGACGAAAGTCATCCCAGTTTATTTCATTGTTTCTCATGTATACTTCAACTGCTTCGTGGAAGTCAGTACCACGAGTGGTTGCTTTCTTTGTAATTTTATTTGCTTCTTCAATACCAATTCTCTTTCGCCAGTTAATAAAAATCTGTCGATTATAGAAAGATGTCACAGAAGTAATAGAAGGCACCCACTCTCCATTAGGTAAGTTATAGAGACGGATGCCTGTTGTTTCTTTCTTGTTTAGTTCAAGGTCACCGAGATAATTACAATGCTCAAAAATCATAAATTCAAATCCATTTTAGCAATTAAGTATTCTTTACAGAGTCCAGACCTAACAATATCTTCAACACCAAATTCAATGATGTCAACCGATGGCATAACTCTAAGTACTCTCATGAAATCAGCAATACCAGTTTTCTCAGAAGACTTTACAAGATCAGATTGAGTGGCATCACCACAGAACATAATCTTACTGTTATCTCCTACCCTTGTAATTATACTATCAAGTTCGTGGAAATTCAAGTTCTGAAATTCATCAACGATAATAACTGCATTATCAAGTGTAGTGCCACGAATGAAAGACGTAGACCAGAAACTAATCGTTCCTTGTGATTTAAGGTTACCATACAGCATTTCAAAGTCTGTATCAGTAGGCATCTCAAACATATACTTTACCATATTCTTATAAGGAATTTGGTAAAGAGAGGACTTATCCTCATGATCTCCAGGTAAGAATCCAATCTCTCTGGTTGCTACAAGCGACCTGACAATGTAGATTTTCTCGTAAGGAGTCTTGGGGTCAAGAACATCTCTAAGAGCATTGTAGAGGGTTACAAAGGTCTTTCCAGTACCCGCACACCCATAGGCAACAATGTTTTGATCGTTCTTATAACAACGGAAAAGTTCTTGCTGGTTTTCTGTCAGTGCCTCGATGGGTTTCATCAGGTCTGCATTGATTGGTTTTTTTCTTTTCATATGCTTGTTGCTCATCCCGAATGGGACTACTGGTGTTTGAGACTTTCTTTTTGAGGTCATACGCTATAAAAGATTAGAAGGATTAACCGTAGTATCGGTTTTTACTGACATTTGCGCCTGGTTGTTTAGATGCACGATCTAAGACCTCATTCCATGCATTAGAATTGGCCTCACCGGTCCACTTAAATTCAGTGGACTGTCCTGCACATCCTTCTGACCAGTCTCTATCCCATCCTGGATTCTCATCCTTCCACTCCGAATATGCCTTCATAGACATATTGAGTTCCTTCTTTTCTTTTGTTTCTAAATTAATAACAGGGTATGTTGGCATAGTTCAATTGTTGGTGTAAATATTTATGAAACCCATTCCATTGCTTCTGCAACAGCAGGGAATTGTTCACAGAAGATTTCTTTAGCACCTAATGCAAGATCCATATGTTCCTTCTGTGTACCGTTTGCAGAACGCAAATCGATATAATGGATCCATGAACGAACTGAGCCTGTCATGTAGATTTTTGTGGGACATGCCAAAGGAAGTACAAAACGAGCACACTCCTTTGCAATTGATGCATCAAGCATATCTTTGTAGAGTTTCATTCCATCTTCAAAGTGTTTTTGCATTTTGATTTGGAATTCTTGGCGAACAAACGCATCAATATCATCAATAGAATTCTGACGATTCTTGGTGTCTTGTCTGCGTAGTTCAGGTAAAGGGATCTCCTCCGCGAGTAGGGAACTATCAGCATAGCGTTGTGAAAATTCCTGGTATGTAAATGAACGGTGACGCAGCACTTGAGCTGCAATTCCTCTGGTAGTATTTAACTCCAGAGTCATGTATGCCTGCTCAAAAATACTCCAGTGCTGGTGCTTTACACAATACTTAAGCAATCCAGAGAACTTTTCATTCTCCTGGTTATTGGGGTTTGACACACGGGCACAGTATGCCATGTGCTTCTCTGCATCAGGAGTTACGCTGATTAGTTTTACGTTGTTCTCGCTCATCAAGTGTCTCGTTAATAATGTCCTTTAATTCTTGTCTTTCTAAATCAGTAAAGACATTTCGTTTTGGTATCACCAATGGTGGATAGAATTTCTTTGATGGTGTTTTGCCACTGTTGGGAATACTCATCCCTTGTGTATCTATCTTATCCATCGTCATCCTCAAAAACTTCGTCGTAATCTAAAATGTAATTGGTGCTAGGATCATCAAAGTTTTCCTGCTTAGTTGTGTATGAATCAGTATCAGAATACACTTCAGACTCAAGAGCATCAACCAGCAGTCTTAGATTTTTTACTATCAGTTTTAGTTTATCTCTTTCCATAAAAAATGGGAGGTTTCCCTCCCATCTTAACACTATTCAATTGATTTGGCAATCACTTGGTGTAAGTGCGTCCACGATAGCAGAAAGTCCCGTGAGACTCTTTGCTTTCTACACAACGGGTAGAATACTCAACACCACGATATGAGGTGTGGGTAATCTGTGCGTTGTGAACAGCAGATGCTTTGTTGATCTGCTTCTTGATG